TGTTTTGAACTTAACACCTAGTATACGATTATCGTCAGGATTTATTTTTAGTTGTAACTTCATTACATCCCCACATGATGGTGCACCAGTTATTCCTGTTGCTACTCGAGGATCTTTTGGATCGTATTTTCCAACTGAATATTGTTTAGGACTATTTAATACTCCTTCAAATCTGTCTGTTACTTCCTTACTGTATGCCATTACTTAATTCTCTTTGCTCCCTTAATAAAACCAAATACAAATTCTTCTAGTTTGTTAGGTATTAATAAAGGTAGTACCATAAATGGTAAAAATATTGTAAATATAATGAATACTATTACTGTAGCTAATACTGGTCTTGTTACTAATATGTTATGCTCATCTATTTTTGAAATTACTGAATATGAAGGTTTCCATATTTTCCACATAGCAAGCAAAGAACCTGCTAGCCAAAAACAAAGTATTATCTGTAATGTTGTCATAAATATTCCTGTAAGTGTCTTAAACTTCCAAGATCGTATGCAAGTCGAGAAGCATTATGTCCTGCGTTGCGTACTAATCCGAAGTATGGCGATTCACACTCTGCCATTTCAATTTCCCAAATATGATACATTTTACTACCATATTTTTCTTCGTAATTTGTTTGATTACTTTTAATTTCTTTTTGCACTACAGCAATACAATTACCTCGTGCTGACCAAACTCTTTCATTTGGTTCAAATTCATCTGATACACAAGGCTCGGGAATCATTGCTTCTCGAATACCTTTGTAATCTGTGTCTGGAAGTTTCTGTGGTACTCCCAGCCGTTCAATAACGGCTTTAATAAAAGCAGGGGAACGATATAATGCCTTTGCAATGTCAGATATATTGTTTCCATCTACATAATGTTTTACGATTGAGACTTTCTCTGCTTCTGTGACGCCCTTGCCTTTGTTTTGTGCTTTTCTTCTAGCACGAAATTCTAATGTTTCTTGATGATCTAATATGATCTTGTTGAGACGAGTTGTATTGTATGCAATATGTAATATCTCACACGCCTCTTTCTTAGTAATAGGTTTTTCTGCAGCGAGTAATTCTATTACTTTGTTAATATTTGATTCTGAGAGTTTTTCTTCTCTTTTCTTTCTAACTGCCATCTTCTACCTCTTTTCCTAATAGCATTACTGCGTAGTGTAAAATTTTTAACAAATCATCAGTGTTTTTTCCCTCTTTTTTACCATATCGTTGAGCATATTTTATGATATTTCCCAAACAAAATCCTTCTCCATGACCTGAATCAAAAATGAATTCAGTTGATTGAATTTTACCACTACTATAATGTGCTTGATAGGTACTCAGAATATGGTTTTTTAGCATATTTAATGCTACTTCTTCGTTAAATTTATTGTTCACTGTGCTGTTATCCTTTTTTCGTAATCGGCATAATCTTCATTCCACCAATGTGGTTTGTCTCTGTGAGACCAAGCTGCGAAGGTTGCCTTATCTAAATGGTAATAATCTCGATAACTTTGTATCGGATTATCGTAATCTCTAAGATCCTCTGGCATTGCCAATCCGAACTTAGTAAATCCTACTCTCTTAAGATGTGTGGGTTCTGGTAATTTATTTACTACTTGTTCAATAGATTTGTGTAGCTTACCATAACGATAATGGTATTCATCATTTAATGCATTGGCATAACAATGAACCCATTCATGGTTATCCAATGACTCCCTTGCCCAGATTGTGCAGGGATGATTGTACATCATCGGAAGGTAGGGGAAGGGTCGTTCCTCCAATGGTAAATGCTTAATTTCAGCTTTTACTTTGTTCAGAACTTCTCGTTCGTCTGCATTTAACGCACGAGGAACATACCCTAGAAACTTATCAATATAAATTGTTGTACAAAGAATCTGGGCAGCTTCCAGTGGCATCTTAACAATATGCTTGTCAACATGATACTGTGCTGCCTTATCGAGATCCTCGTCTAAGTAAAATAAGTTCATATGTTACTTCCAACACTTATATATGCCACAAAGACCATCTGCATTTTCTGTAGTCTTACAGTAATAACAGACTTTTTCTTTCTTCTTTGATGGCTTAATTTTTTTAATGTCTTTAAACTTTTTCATAACTTATATTATACTAAAATTATGAGATGAAGTCAAGAACTATTTTGAGTTTATCTTATCCTTAGCTGTTCCAGCGTATAGTCCAAACCATGCTGCACCTGCACCAACCACAATACTGATTAAACCAGACTGTTCCATTGTTGGGGCTTCTAAAGCCATAAACCACATTGTACAATAGTACAACAAATAAATATAGACACTAAGGAAAAGTCTTGGGAAAATTCTCCAAGAATCTACCATATTGGATAACCAAATCCATTTCTGCCATGGGTTGTCTGGCTCTCTTTCGTTTTCCATTTCCATTATTTTAGTTTTTAACTCGCCAATTTCTTGAACCATAGCCATAAACTTATTAAGGTCAATCTCTACTTCATTACGAGACATATCGCCTTGGAATTGTTCAGATGGTGTTGCCATTTAGCTCTCCTTTGCGTCTTGCTTGGCTTTACCTACATTGATTGCAAACCAGTCAAGAACTTTATACATCTTCCCAACTAACTTGTCATCTTTCGGTGTGTCCGTGCATGCCGCTATGATTGAGGCACTCATGACTAACCATGGTATAACCTGAATCCATCCTATAACCCATTGTAAGAATCCTAACATTCTTATCTCCTAATCCTCTTACGAGGCTCAGCCTTGTTTCAAGGCATATTCTATTGCTCTAGCCCAGTATATATCGTCAGCGATAATACAGTCCATAGCAGTATAACCTAATTCTTTTGCTGCTAAAAGGAATTCACTCCCTTTATAACAAAAGAAAGGTTCTTCAATGTAGGGCGTATCGCCTTTCATTGCTAAATCCTTATTATTAGAACTTAGCAATAAAAGTGGATTTTTTAGTCCTACTAGTGCTACAGCATCCGCAAGGAATTCTTCTTCCTCTTGTCCTTTAGCACATTTAATCTTATCCAAATCAACTGAAATTGGTTTATATTCTGCTTCTTCTAAATAATCTTTAACGAGATAAGCAGATACTCGTCTAGTTTTTGAACTAAGTGTTCTTTGAATGTCTATGTGTGTTTTTCTCCTTTTAATAACTTACTATAGCTTTTCTTTCTAAGATTGCGTTCTATCTTATTTAATCTTTGTACTAATGGATCGTAACCATCAAATTCTTCAATACCACATTTTGGGTGTGCTATTTTCTCTAAGTCAACTACTCTGTCAGAATAATGATTTTGATTAGACTCAAGATCATCTATCCTATCTTCTAAATCCTCACACCATTTTTCAATCATAAATAATCTTTCTTGTAAGAATGGGTGTTTTTCAAGATAATTAGACTCTTCCATACTTTTTCTATATAAAAAGTAATTTTTAACTAAATTCAACAATTTGAACCTCTTTTCTACTAGGGTGATAAGGTGATAAGTTTTGATCTATATAAAATACTATATCTCCAACTGTTCGTAATGGTTCTACAGCTTCGTCAGGTATCTCTAATCCGAACTCTTGTTCTACATTCATAATTATTTCAACCATATCAAGACTATCAGCATTATGTTCATCAATTAAATCCGAAGTCATACTTACATTCCCTTGATTAATTTGTTCTTTAACTATATTAAATACCTTATTACTTATCGACATTTGAAGGCTCGGTTGTAACTTTTCTATAATATACTACTACATCTTTTAATTCTGTAATATATCTCTGTAATTCTTTCATATTCAAGGACATGACTTCATAATCTGGAACAGTCATTGCTAAAAATACTATCTCACCCTCTTGTTTTTCAATACGAGCAAGTTGATCTTCCCAGTTATCTGGCGTAACTACTATCCATTGTGGTGTTGTTAATTGAATCTCACGAGGCATGATTGGTTGAACAATCTTCCTCTCCATAGGCTTTGCTGTTACTTCTATAGGTCTAGTTGATAGAAGGCTGCAGCTGGAGACCATCATCAAGATCGTCAACGGTAGCACTGATTTTCTCAATATCTTCGAACGCGTGTTTTGTTCCATTATTTATTTTCCTTTCCATTTCTACTGGATCTTCCAGTATTTTTGCTGTTAATTTATATTCTTTAATGAAATTACTATATCTCATTAACTCTCTTTGAATTTCTTGACTTCTTACTGTCATACTCTGTAATTGTTCTGTTTGCAAAGTAAAATCCTTTTGCATGGTAGCCATTGCTTCTTCTTGAACTGCAATTGCACCTTCTAATTTTGCATTGTTTGCTTTCAATGTTTCATTCTC